CGCGATGCAGTTCTTGTTGGTGGCCGTGTCACTGTATACAATACCCCAATAGCAAGTCGTTGGATTGCCCGCATTCTGTGTCCACGTCGCCGGATCGCCCATGTCGAGTTCGATCGTCCCGGCATTATTGGTGATCGTTACGGATGCGCATGCGTTACCGCCAGCAGTGAAGTTCGTGCCGGTCTGCTCGTTGGTTGCGAAGTTGGTCGTACCTCCAGCACCCCAGCAGGGATCGGCGGTCGTCGCTGACGGAACCGTTGCGTTACTGACGATGGCGCACTTGACAGTGTCAGGAGTCGCGCCGAAGTCAAAGGGATTCTCGGCGTTGCCCTTCAGGACATACTCCAGGAAATCGTCAAATACTACTACATCACCTTGTGCCATTTTAAAATCCTCCGATTAAGTCTCTGGCAAATCGATAAACAATGACGTTACTTGGATCGTACCCCCAAGTGCAATCACTTTTACATCAAGCGTCAAATCCGTGGTATCGGCGGTCTCACCGGCGGTTCCCTGAAAATGACAGTTCAATTTCGAAGCATTCGTTCCACCATCGGAACTGTATATCCGAAAATACCCGGCCGTCCCCGCCGCATCTGCGTTGGTCTCTGGAGAGATTACATTTGCTACCAGCCTTCCCCCTGGAACCTCATCAGTTGCAGCCTCGAAAGGTGTAGCACTCATAACGCATGTTCCGATCAACGTACCAGTATCTGGAGCTTCGCACTCAGCCGGTGGTCCACCCGTATAAATGTTTACGATAGCAGGGCCGAGCCCCTCGTTAAGCTGAGCATTCACGCTGTTGAGCATCGCAAGGACTACCTGGTTGCTCATCCGAGGTGAGAGGGCCATTAGCGGGTAACCTCTTTACAAAGCTCGATGCGTCCTTCGACGATTCGAGTAACTACCGGCTCAACGCTGTCATCTACGAGTTCAAGATCGTAGACTGCTTCGTCGAACGTATATCCAGCAGTTACCGAAGCCGGAATGCTGATTGTCACTTTCCCCAGGGCCGGTGTAATGATGAGTTCGCCACTTGCATCGGTGAGCTCGTCAATCGGCGTTGCATCGTCGATGTCTTCGCGGATCATCATACGAGCTGTATAATTTGTCAGGTCAGTTGGAGCATAGTATGTCAGCAACCCAGTACCACTCTCGTACTCCTGCCCCACTGTGTCGGCGTCAATATAGAAACTGTTGGCATCAATGTATGTAGCGGCCACTGGCGATTTTGTATAATTCGCCCGAGTTGCTCCCTTTACATGAGAGATGAACACGGGGATGTCCCCACCATTTGGAATCCCGTGCGACGTGATATTCACGACTGTCGGGCAACCAACTGTCAGACTCTCGATCAACTTACAAACTTTACCTGCGCCAAACCAACTAACGGCCTTGTTATAGGTCGTCCCTTGTTTAAACGTCAAATTTAGATTTGCACACTCAGTCATAACATGGGTATCCCGCCGTACTGCATTGTACGTTTCCGATCTTCGCGACTGCTCTTTTCCCGTTTCGCATATTCAACATCCTGCGTAAACGCAACACGAAATTCTGCAGCTTGCGATTTATCGAAAGTTTCTGCATCGTTTTTCAACAACGCTTTGTATTTTACCCAGTTCAACAAGCAGAGATGCTGGTGGCTGGGAATCTCAAGTTCGCTGGAAGCTCCTGATATGGTATTTTCAGGAAGCCTGTATACATACAACCGGATGAATCCATCATGATCGGGAAGCGGATAAAGTTGGATTTCATTGCTCTCTGTATCCGTAATCAGGTAACGCAGAGAACCTGTTTTTGTATCATCCAGACTTGATTGGAAGCGAGATCCATAGTCATCTTCGAGAAACCCTGATTCGAAGTTATCCAGATTACGAATAGTCAGAATCCGGTTAGTTTCGTCAAAAGCCCCTTTGATTCGAAGAATACGGGGGTCGAATTTACGAAACTGATCCCCGGTTTTATAACTGATCTTAGTCAGGGAGGAACGCCGATCAGCGATTCCTCCAATCTGACGCACAAACATTTCTTGAGCTTCGTTCAGATAAACATAGAATTCCGTGTCCGACCATAGATAAGGTTCGGCAACGTCGTCTAATTCAAGACGGAAAAGTTCTAATAGTTCACTCGGTCTCATTAGCTTCAGCAAGAGCCTCTAAACGCTGTTCCCAAGCCTTCATGACTTCAGTACGATCGATGGCATATCCTACGGCTTTACTCATAACACTAACCTTAGGAATGCCTGAAGCGGTAAAATCCCGCGAATCGTTCTTTTCCACAATATCGTCAAAGGCTGCGAGTACTTCATTCAGTCGCTGCCCTGGATCAACAGGGTTCGACTTAGGTGCTTCTGGTTCTACAAACACCTCTTTACCATCTACACGTTCAGCCCCAATCTGAGCACAAGCGTACACCATGATTTGGGGAATGGGCATAGGCACGTCCTTTTTAAACGTCAACATATGGCCCAGCGTACTGCGTAACGTGTAGTTACGATTCAATTTCATCATTACAGTTTTATTCGTAGACACGGCTCCGGTCCTCCTGGGTGAGTCTTTTAAAAAATTCGTAAACGCCATCTCGTTATACCTTCGGGGGAGTCACTTAGCGACTCCCCCTACGGTTTTACTGTACTTCGTTAGCGCGGTTAGCGATGACGTATTCAACTACAATACGCCCTACACCGTCGGTCAGGTCTGCAGTCGCGACCACAGCATCGACGGTATCAGCAGCGGTAGTAGTCGGGATGTCGTAACCAGCTACTGCGAACGGGAATACGCCGAGCGCATCCCCATCGTTCGCAACACCCAGAACTACGGCACCGACTTGAACCGCAACTGTGCCCGTACCCGTGAAGGCGGTCGTTACCTCATAGAAACCACCAGTGATGGTGGCCCCAGGAGGCAGATCGATCGCTTCGTAGGTACCCTGGGCAGCGACTTCTGTGCCACCAAGGATTGCTGCTTCTGCAACGAGAGGATACTGACGTCCTGCATTTTTAGTGATAGCCATGATCAGTCCTCCTTAGTCGGCCACGTAAGTAACAAACACGCCATGATCTTGCACGGTGTTACCTGCGTAGAGGTTTTTGAATTGAGGCTTCTTGAAGCCCATCATCTTCGCAACAGCGATACCAGGCTGATTATCGTAATCGAAATACTTTTCAGTCCAGATCGGTGCGTCGATATCCGCGAAAGCGAGTGCCTGAGCACCACACATGAGAACAGCGGAGCCAGGAACAGCACCACCACCCCACGTTGCGCTATGCGGAACATGACGGAATTCATGAAGGGCGAAACCATCAACCGTAACAACCCCACCGTCGAACAACTTGTTGTTGACGCCGGAAGAAGCGGTATGACGGAGGTTCAGCATGTAGTCGTTATCCATCTTCAGGTTCGCCATACACGTCGGCGTCATGAAGACATGGAACAACTCGTTCATGCCAGACTGCATCTTCAGACCACGAATATAACCTTTCTTGGCCTGCTCACGCATACGCACCAGGGTTTCCCACTTGATTTTGTCAGTCGTAGCGAGGGCAGAAGTACCGGTGCCCACTTTCAGGGTATCGGTAGTATCTACGTCCCACTGCGCAAAACGCTGGGAAGTCGGTGCAGTAACGTCTGCAGCAAATTCGAGGTTGACAAGGTCAGAGCCGACACGAGCGGTGCCATCAGGATTCAGACTGTAATCGAACCCGCCAAGCGTCAAGAACGCCAACTGGTCCATACGATCTGCAAGCCAATAAGCCAGCACGTCACGACTATTTTCACGGAAGTTCACAATAGACTTCTGATCTGCCACACGACCTTCGTGGCGGTTAGCATGCCGAAGCTGATCAATCCGAATGACCTGGTCATTCGTCTGCATTGCCTCTTCATTGCCTTCCAAAGTGCGGTCACCGGCTACGCCGTCGCCCGCAAGATCAGCCAAAAGCGTAATAACCGCTCTTGCGCCCTTCTCAGACTTCTTCAGCTCGGTAATGCGCTGAATCATCGAGTTCGGGCCAGTCCCAGTGAACTGATTCATAAATGAGTAATTTCGGGCGTGTTTCCACAAATCCATCGACCATGCGGTCTTCGCTTCGGTGGTTAACGCCGCAAAGTTTGTAAGTGCCATTGCACTTTACCTCCTTGCAATCAGTTAAAGGGATTACCTGGGTGTTGGAATCTCGCACCAACCTAGCGAATACAGCGTTGAGGCAGCTGGAACCGGTCCCACTATCGCAGGGTGCCTTGCGAGCTTTGATCATACCCCATAAGCGAAGGCCCCGTAAAGGGGCCTAAGTTATTACTTTGTTATGAAGGTAGTTGTCGAGGTATAAGGTGCGGTTGACGTAGAAACAGTAGCGTAACCACTCATCGCGGAACGCGGGGGAGTAGCCGTGTATTCGCGTAACCTATCCCGATCCCGCCGACGCACTTCTAATGCGAACTTAGCCGCAACATGCTTGACCTTATCACAGAGATTGTCCCAATCCGCCTGGCTAGGGGGTTCAGCATGCCCTGTGTAACCGCATAACCAGACCATGAAGTCACGGAAATTCGCAGTTTCATCGAAAGGAATCTGCTGGTCTCTCAGTTGCTCGACTAAAGAGGCAATATGCTCTTTTTGTTGATCAATCGTATCGCGATAATATTTTTCCTTGTTCGCAGGTGCCTGCGGCTCGAAATCCAGGGTTAACTGTTCGTTCAACGCCTGGTTTATTGCGTGATAATTACCAACAGCCATCACGCCACCTCGCTATCGGACATCGAGTCATTACGTAACCGCTTCAACTGCTCGGGAGATAGCTTCTCGAACTGCTCAATCGACATCTTGGTCACATCCGGCAAACCATCACCTTGGCCGGTTTTGTCCGAATCCCGCCCTTTATCCTTGATATCCGGTGGAGATTTCTTAGCCGCTTCAGAAACTCGTTTCCGTGCCATAGCGGCTCGCTTGCTCCGTACAATCGACGGGTCTTCACCGACTTGCGGTGATCCACTATCCCGTACAATGTAATGAACCGCCTTGTTCAACGCGGCGGACTTGGTATAACCGCTGGTAAGGTACACATTCATCATATCCGCGACTTCTTCCGCCAAACCTGCGTTATAGTCGTCTGAATCGGGGTTAATTGCCGGAAACTTCGCCTCGAACTGCGCTAACTGTGAATCGAAGCGCATTTGTTCAACAGCAACTGAGCTGGCCTTAGCGCCTTGCTCACGCATACGCATATCGAACAGATCGTTCTCTTTTTTGCGCATATCCCGTCGTACTGCACGGGCTTTTTCGACTTCGCCTTCCAACAACAAGTCTTCGTACTTCGTTTCCAGTACGTCGAGGTCTTCAGAAATTTTAGCAACGTCCGCAGTAACAACCTGCTTTACTTGCTGCTTCTCCATTTCTGCAATGCGTCTTTCCAGCTCAATCTGGCGGTCTCTGGCTTTCTTTTGGGCTTCGTCGAATCGGGCTTTTGGGATGGTGATGGGGGCAGGTTCTTCTCCTGGTTCATCAATTTCCTCGCTATCAACTGCTGCGCTCTCTTGTTCTTGTTCTTCGACAGCAGCATCTTCCCCGTCATCGTCTCGTACAGGATCTCGTCGTGCCTCTCCATCATCTGCTGCTGCAGTATCTTGTACGTCATCTCCCTGAAGTCCGTCGTCATCTTCACCTTCTCCTACCAAAGGCCCTGGGGGGTTGTTCTCATCGACAAAATCACCACGTGCTCGTGCCTCATCTTTCTTAGTCATTTACGCGTCTCCTTCTTTTTTGGCTCCGACTTACGTTTCGCATTCGCATTTAGTTGTGCGATGGCATACGAAACACTCATTTTCTCTCGTTCAATCTGCGCATTCGTGTCTGTCTCATACCGACGTGACGCTAAATCCGCTTCAATTCGTAACTGAGCTTCAGGATTAACGGTATGGCGAAGATTAGCCGCATCTTGCTGAGCTTTGATGACTTTAACCTGAGAATCCGCATCGTCACGACGGGTATCAGACTGAATCTTGCCAATCTCCGCTTGTTGGCGAGCGAGATCGATCTGCTTCTGTTGCTGAGCTTCAGGACTATTCGATTGTTCGGCAATGGCTTCGACAACTTCTGCTTTATTTGGTATTCGACTGGCTTGAATTAATACAGAATCAGGTATAGCGACTCCGAGATCTTTTCGCAACTCCGCAGCTTGCGCAAAGGTGCTATCTTCCAGTGTATCGCGCTCTGGCTGGTTTGTCACGACGATATCGTACTCACCCATGGTCAGATCTTTAACGATTTCACCTTCCGGTGTAACCTCGTTGACTTTGTATTCTTCCGTCTTAGTACGAAGCGGGTCGGTGGTAATAAACATCAACCGCTCTTCCGTATAGTACGTTTGCACGATATCCAGCATCGCCCGTGCCAGATAATGGTCTGTACGGTTCAAATTATCTAAAACTACGGCATAATTGGCGCTCGCTTTTACCTGATTCGCTTTTAATGCCTTAGCCGAAACATCTTCCCGCGCAAAACCCGTCTGCGCATCCGGGACAAGAGCAATGGTCTTAAGATGTTCTTCAGCTTTGTAGGAAATACGCTCCAAACCTGTCGGAATCTGGTTCGGCTGGATCTTTTCTGCATCATTAATGTCATCAAGCTCGAGCACGATACCGGTCTGTGCGCCCCTGGCCTCCAGTTCTGCGGCGCTCATGTTGGTCAATGAGCCTGCTTTGACCTTCCAACCTGAATTCGCCGTTGTGTTTACAACATGAAGCTCCTGGGATGAGACCTTGTTCAATAATTCCTGTGGTCCAAGCAAGTTTTCGACTGCGCCGATGGTCCGACCCCGTCGAAAATAGGGGAAAAATGGTACTACTGTGAAGTGTTTGTAGGGACTCCAGTCGTCGTGCAGGATTTCGCGACCGGCACCAACCGTCCAGCGGATACGCGGAGAGGTTCGTTTAATCGTTGTATAGTCCGGTTCCTGTTCCAGGAACGCCGCGACGTCATTGCGCTGCCAAATTTCGGGAATTTCACGGATTTCACCGGTCGGTAAGTGGACCAAATGCTCTCTGGTGTCCAGTTTCTTCCATTGACGCTCCAAAACACGTACTACACGCAAAATTGGACGCGAATTTGGGTCCATCGAGTGCAAAGTCTCGCTCGGAGGGGCCCCAAACTGGTCTCTTTCCCAATCTGACTCGTCATAAGCGTATGGATGCATCTCGGAAGACTGATTTTCCAGTTTATTCCGCCATTTTTTACCATACGTCATCTCAATTTCATCCAGCGACAACCACTTAGTGACCGTCACGTCGTTCCACTCATCGGGGTCGTAGCTGGATGCATCGCTGTCAATCAATACGTTCTTAGGATTTAGCTGTCTAACCAACACTTCACCCTGAAGACTGTCGCTATATGACAATCGGCAATCAAAAAAGCCTCTGGAACCGATCAAACCGTCGGTATAGATGTCTGTACGCACCCAAGGCAGCTGATTGTTGTCCGAAATCTGCATAAAAATACGGGTAAGGGCCTCGGCGGTGTCCTCTGTGGCTCCCGCCCGCCGAGGCCGGAACGAAACTTCTGTCCGGTTGAAGATTTGTTCCCCCGTAATGTTCGC